GAATTAGTATTTGAATTAGTATTTGAATTAGTATTTGAATTAGTATTTGAATTAGTATTTGAATTAGTATTTGAATTAGTATTTGAATTAGAACTATTATTTACATTCAAATTATAATTTGATCTTGGTCTAGGAAATATGTTGGTTCTCGATTGAGAATTATGTTGATTAAAAGATGATTCTCTTGATATTAATAAGTTTGGAATTTGACGAATCATATCTTGATAAACTGTCAATATACTTTGTAGATTCTGTTGAAACCCATTGCATATATTTATATATTCTTTTACTAACGTCAATATATTTGTTTCTTGTATATTTGAATTCGTGTTCATTATGTAATAGTATGCATTATTAAAAATTTTAAATTTAAACATATCTTTGACTGTACACTATATGAGTGCTATTTCTAAATGCCTTTATTATCAACGCTAAGTAATTTGGGTAATACATGTTTTTTAAATAGTGTAGTGCAATGCTTACACCATACACCTAATTTATACAACATTCTGAAAACAAACATACGTGACAAAACAAATGAAGATACTTTACTCACGAACGAATGGTTAAATTTATGCGATATTTTGGAAAATAATTCTCATGTGATTGCTCCAAAACGATTTTTGAAAGTTGTTCAATATGTTGCAACAAAAAAAAACATGGAAGATTTTATGAGTTATCATCAAAACGATGCTTCTGAATTTATATTATTCTTGTTTGATTCATTTCACAATGCACTAAAACGATCCGTGAAAATAAACATACAAAATGGCGAGGACAGAAATAAAGAAAATGTGTTAACAGAAATGTGCTGCACTATGTTTGAACAAACGTATAAAGACAACTATTCTGAAATAATTTCTGAATTTTATGGAATACAAATACATAGAGTTTTTGGGACAAATATGAATGAACTTCATAACAATCCAGAATCATTCTTCATACTCAATTTGCCCATACCAAATAAACATGATGTAACTTTGAATGACTGTTTTGATTTATATACAAGTGTAGACGAATTAGAGGGAGAAAATCAGTATTACAATGAAGCAACCAGACAAAAACAAGATGCCCGAAAACAAATTCAATTATTTAGTATCCCCAATATTTTGATTGTATGTATCAAACGATTTAACAACTATCTAGAAAAGAACAATATTCATATAGATATACCGATAGAATCATTTGATCTCACACCATATACTATGAAACGCAACGATAATAAAAAGTACATATATGATTTGTACGCGGTATGCAACCATCAAGGATCTGTTATTGGCGGACATTACACATCTATGGTAAAAAAGGATCAATATTGGTATGATTTGAACGACTCGGAATGTTCACAAATCAAAGATATTTCCTCCAAATTGTCAAAAAATGCATATTGTTTGTTGTATCGAAAAAAATAATTGTTTATTATATAAGCAACAATTATGAGTGAAGTAGAAGTATCACCAAACTTCTTTTCTTTACAAAATATTTCACAAGATATGTTTTCTTCTTTACAAGAAAAAATTACAGACACTAACCCATTTTTTGTAGTCATTTTACTATTAATTCTTATTCTATATTATCTTGTTTATAGTACCATAAGTGGAGCAAATACACAACATTATTCAGAATATGCTTACACAGAGAGTGGATTTGGTTTAGTGGAAATTTCATTGTGGGGTTTATTTATTTTTTTACTGGTCATCAATGGACTTGAATTTTTCTTTTCAATCGATGTCAAAACTGTATTGAAAGATATGATGTCTCCGAATCCAACAGTAGATGTTGTAGTGAACACACCAACTGGAGAAACTGCATCAAATTCTATCATAAAAAGTAAAGAAGTGTTTCATATTCCAGACAATGTATATACCTTCCCAGAAGCAAAGGCATTATGTAAAGCATACAACGCTGAATTGGCAAGCTACGATCAAATAAAAAAAGCGCATTCAGCCGGGGGAGAATGGTGTAACTATGGATGGTCCAAAGATCAATTGGCATTGTATCCCACGCAAAAAGAAACTTATGATACTTTGAAAACTATAAAGGGACATGAACACGACTGTGGACGACCTGGAATTAATGGAGGTTTTATCGCAAATGAAAATGTTCAATTTGGAGTCAATTGCTTTGGTTATAAACCAAAAATCACTCAAGCAGAGAGTGAAAAAATGGCATATACTGAATTGTACCCAAAATCTGAAGAAGATATAAGAGAAAATCAAATGATCGATGAATTCAAAAAAGAGGTACCGGATATAATACTGGCTCCTTTTAACAAAACAAAATGGAGTAAAATTTGAGTGAATAAACAATTTCAGATGATAATATGGAAACACCATATGCAAGGTAATAGAAAAATGTTACTTATGTTTTTTTCTAGTAGCTTTTGGTTTTATTAATTCACGCAGTTTTTTCGATTTAGTTTTGGTTTTCGATTTGGTTTTATATTTTGATTTGTATGTTCCACCTCGAACTGGTAAAACTGTTTGTCTCAATCGTTCGTTTGCCTTGTCGTAAGTTGTAAGGAAATATTGTCGTTGTTTTTCTTCTTCAGATATTATAGGTTGCATCTCATAGTCTTCAGGCAACAATTTATCAAATCGTCTATCGTCCAATTCTATTTGTTTCTTTCCTTTTTCTTGATGTCTACTGTTTGTTTTGAAAAGGGCTTTAATAAATCGATCACTATTTTCGTACATTTTTCCAACTTCTGTTAATCTTTGTTTTTGGTAACGTTCATATGCAGAATTTACACTTTTTTCATAGAGCATATATTCATCGGAACTCAAAATTTGTTTAGCTGAATTTAATTTGTGTTTTTTTTCTATTTCCAACTGATTTTCCAATGCTTTCAAAGTATTTGTGATAATTGTATTAATTTGGTTTTGATAATGTTGTTCAATTTGTTGAGAAATTTCCTTTATTTTGTTGTATTCTTGTTCTTCTATACTTTCAGGTATGTAGTGTTTTGACTTCGATTTAAACGCGGAAAAAATAGACATCCTTATAATACATGAACAGATTTATTCATCGTAATCGATACCGAATATTCATTCACTCCAGATCATTTAGATTTCGATGTGTATAAGCTAATCCATTCTCATAATCGTCAAATGTTGTTTTAGGTTTATTCAAAAAACATAATCAAAAAAATGGCGTTTATTTACATAGTTTACTAGTATTATTTACAAATGCCATTTATTTTTTATGTACAAGTGTGGGTGGTGACTATTTGGCAAATAAACCAAATAATGCATCTGTGTCTGTGAATATATCTGGATAATCGGTTATATGTGTATGAAGATTAAACTTTGCTTCGTCTAATTTGACATTGAATATACCCAGTTGTATTTTTAGTTCCAATACTTGGTCTACTGAAGCGTAATATTTTGTGTACGTTGCGTTAGAAACGTTATTGTTATTAATTTTATGCTTCAGTTTTTGCTTTGTGTTTGTTACCATTTGAAATTCAGTTTTTAGCTTCTTTTGCTCTTTTTTTAGGTCTAGATATTGAATATGAAGTATGTATCGTCTGTCTTCTATATATTCAAGTTCTGTATACGTATACGAACGCATTAAACTTCGAGCTACATGTCTACATGGACATTCACAACTCTTTGTGTATTTGGTTTTCGGTGGACTACAACATATTCTGTAGTCGCAAGTATTGGCAAACCGATATGAATTCGGTTTGTAGCTGTTGTGAATTCCACAACAAGAACATTTTGAAAGCATTGTCAAGATATCTTGAATATTTGGATATTCATGCTTGATTTTTCGGTCTTGTTCAGCAGGCGTGCATCCTTTAATCTCTTGGCAAAATCGCAAGTACGAACTACAGAAAACATTCACTTGAAGTGAATCTAAACACAACTTCAATTTGTCGTTGTGCTCAGAATGATTCGATTTCTCTAGAATCATGTTTGCTATGTCTGTGGGGAAATGTACGAGTAGAGCTTCCATACTGAATTTTGAATATTGAATGCTGGATTTTATTTCTTGTACATTTATTTTCAATGAATTCGTTTCAATTTTGCAATACTTATTAATTGTTTGAAAGTTTTTGATATGGTATCATTTATTTTGTTCTGCATCGTTGGTTTACAATGATCCAAAAAAAAAGCAATGTTGCCGTTACACGGTTTGTTTGTGCATAAAGATTTTACGTAACGACATAATATACAAAGACTTAATAAATATATGAATACATCTTGTAAACAAAAGGATTTTCCAATTTAACATGCATTTAAAATGGTGGAAAGTGTAATATATGTTTGTATTTATGTATCAAAACATAATGTAGGTTGATTTTTTTGTAATCGTAATAAATACGAATCAAATAATAACTGCTTCACATATTTATCTCGAAGCGCTTGTTGTTTTTTACGAATGTCCTCTTCGTGAACGAGATTACGAAGAATCTGTGCATTGTTACATTTATACAGTTTTCTCACTCTCTCAAACCCGGGAATGGATTCCAATACTAGTCCAAAGAGTTGTTGCACAGGTTTCATGATTTGATTAGTTATATAAAAACTGTAATCTGGTTTCAATTGGTTATTTTGTCGAATATACTCTGGGTGTTCTATCTTGTCTCCTTGTAAGATTCTCTTTTTTCCGTGTTGATTTGTTTTTATATACACAAATGGTATTCTATCGCCTGGCCTAGGTTTGTTACCAGGATTGCGATGACCCATTCTTTCTGCTAATACTTTGTGTGCAATTTGATCTGGGTTTTTATAGTAATCTCGAAGTGATTTCGTAATTATAAGTTTTTCTAGTGGATATTTTGCTTGTACGAGTTTCTGTAACGATTCTTTCATGAATTCGATTGCTTTTCCTACATCTTGATCTTTCATAAGTATATCGATTATTCCACCATATACATCCTTTACAATAGGTGCATTATCACGCCGTTTTAGTACAATACCCATAGATTTTCTAACACAAGTATCCGGACACTCTTCGTATAGCATACCTACATATCGTTTCTTCGACAACAAACAAAACGGCATGAAAGTCTTTTCATATTCTAAATCATGCGGTGCACGCAAGAATTTAGACACGAGATGACCAACTCGCTTTGCTAATTCTATCGTATGTTTCAATGCTTCTTTTCCTTCAATTTTATTGCCTTCTAGATCGGTTAGTTTAAACGACATGAATACCGAATCTGTGTCTCCATAGATATATTCTGCATGACTGTGTACTTTTCCATATTTGGTTTGACATATTTTATCCCCATATATTTCTTCAATGCATCGTTTTGCACATTGTAACAATTTTCTACCAGTAGAAGTCGTTGCAGCTGCTACATCTTGTTCAAAGAAACTTGATGTTTTTGCCCCACATTGTCCATATAGAGAATTAGCGGTTACTTTTATTGCTAATTGTCTTTTGTCCAGAACATTTTTCATGAATGTATCGTATTTGGAATATTGTTTTGCAATATCAGATTTGGCTACAGTATGTGAATTGTTTTGAATGTCTTTCAGAGTAATATAATCGTCTGTTTGTTGAATGATGTTCCCACAGAAGGTATCACCTTTAAGTGTTACTATTTCTACTTGCTTTGCCTGTGAACGAGTTTGTTTTCTGGCTTTTAATAATGATTCTAATATACTTGGCATGATTGCTTTTTCACCAGTTTTCGGTTTGGCGAAACGGACTATTTTAAACCCTACCTTTTTCTTTTCGTATACAATATTTGAGTTGTCTGACGTTTCTTCTATTGAATGTTTTGTTTTTGGTTTATATTCATATGTATCGAATTGCACATTAGTATATTGAACATGTTCTAGATTGTCATATACAAAATTCCCGTTTTTATCTTGTACACCCGTCGTTTTTACCAACTGTCCATGTAAATCGTATTCTTGACTCCAAACCTTGCTATCGTGTGATAAATTTTCGCTGATCATAGAAGATGGATAAAGAGAACTGTAGTCTACACATGCTACGGGTTCTGTTAAATATAAGTCACATTTCGGTTCTAGCACAATTGCACCCTCATAACCGCTTTTATCTTTGTCATTGAATGCTAGAACAGGTAATATTGTATTAAACTCGCGACATTTTTTGGCTACAAAACTGAATAATTTAATACCTTGTCCGCGGATGACTAAATACTCAATGGGAACACTACATAAATTTGCCATTTCAATGAATCCAGTAAGTACATCAATTTTTCGCAGTAGATGCTGGACTAAATTGCAATCTTGTATACAATATTTTGCAATAATCGATCGTTCTTTACTGCCCTTTCTTGTCATGTCAAATATGTCTTGTGGTGATACATCATCTTTTGCCAGACACCAAATAACTTTCTTGGAGAAGTTTGGAGAAACCGATACATCCAACCGGAAACCAGTATCGTTTACTTCTATGACCTGGAATTTTTTCCCATTTTCGTATAGATCACTAGAATGACCAATTTCTTCTATATGTATGTAATTACCAACTTTCAACCCTTCTGTTTTGGTTTGTACCCAATTGTTTTCAACGCTTTCAATAGTGTTTCGTATAAAATAACCAGAAACAAAATCCAATTTGTACGATTCTAGATTGTATTCTCTTCGAAAATAATTGTATAGGTCAATCTGAACTCGTCCTTTCATTGCCAAATAATGCAGTTCATGTGTACCGCTTGCGATAGAAATAGTTGTCGTAGCACTTTCATATTTTCCACTTTTGTTATTCCATGTAGCACACACATCATTTTGAATTCTACTTAAACGCAAAAACGATTCTCCACATTGTCTACCCAACTCATTTGCTCTATCTAACATAAAACGATAATCAAACCCAAATATATTGTATCCAATAATAATATCAGGATCTTCACGTTGAATAATTTTACACCATTCAATAAGCACATCTTGTTCCGAATGACAAACTACAATTTCTTCATTTTGAATATTCATGGAATCACATGTGTTTAGTGTAACAATGTGATTTAGATATGGTTCAACTTCTCCATGTTTACGAAATGTGGAACCAATAAAAGTAATGATATCGCCTTTTAATGCAGGGAAATATTCGTCCATAATTTCCGTTATTTTTTCGATTTTGATATCGCGTTTGTTTTTACTGATCAAAATGTCACGCAAAACATTTTTATTTCCTTTTTTAATGACGGAATTTACTCGGTTTTGTAAGACTTCTTTCTTGTGTTTACGTTGCAGTTCTACAGTATCAACATATGAACAATCACCATATCCAAACGCTGCCATAAGAAACAGAGAAAACCATTGACAGCATTCTTCTTCATCGAGTTCTTCTAAATCTTCACTTTCCCAGAATTCGACCAATTGATTGGCTAATCGTTTGTAGTTCTTTTGGGCAAGTGGAAAATCACCATGACTACTTAATGCTTCTATGTCAAAGCTACAAATTTTAAGAGGAACACTTTTTTCTATATGTTTTATTGCTTGAATATGTTTACATTCACATCTATATTCATACTTACATGTAGTACTTCTAATCCCATTTTCCATAATGTATTCATCCTCGATACTTACCCACCCTGAAGGTTCAATGTCATACTCATGGAAAAATCGCATAATAGGTTGGATATTAGATTCATACATTTCCAAGTAGGTATTACGAAAAGGATATCCAATAAGTCCATTCTTAGTATAGTTTTGAATCATGTATTTGGTGTGAATAAAGCCTTTTAAACTATTGAATGTAATTTTGAGACATGGATATGTTTTTCCATCATCAAACCCGTATAATGTTTTTTTGTGTACCATCGTCACGTCGTGTATACAATTATCGTATGTAAGCTCTTCTTCAAGTTGGTTTTTAATGAGGGAAACTACATTTGATTGCACAGATTCGTCGCATTTTAGATAAAAATACGGTTTGAAATTTTCTACGACGAATGAATATGTATCTCCATGTTCATCATTTCCAAATAGTTGAATCATAATCGCATTTTCATATGTAGTCTTTGATACTTTGATCTTTTCATCATATACATGAAAATCAAGTAAGCGAAAAAGTACCATATTGAACTCTATTGTATTGTATACATGAGTTATGTTTAATTAGATATAACTTCAATTTTGTTAGTTTTATTTGATCGATTTGGATTTTGACTTTTTCGATTTAGATTTGGATTTTGACTTTTTCGATTTAGATTTGGATTTTGACTTTTTCGACTTAGATTTGGATTTTGACTTTTTCGATTTAGATTTGGATTTTGACTTTTTCGATTTAGATTTGGATTTGGATTTTGTATTATCTGAAATATATAGTGGTTTTAGAGGCAACTGGGGTTCCTTCGAACCCAAACTACGAGATTCATCTTGATATAGTGTATGATTTGTTCTTGATTTTAGTGAATGTAAAAATGTTTGTAAATTTTCTGGACTTCTGTCTCCTTCATAATTAGAATATTTATTATATGCATCAACTCCAATAATTGTTGGAAATCCGTATATAAGAGATTTTATATCTTTTTTTACGTTATTTTCATCGTAAACATAAATCGTACTCATATCACTTGATAGTGTATCATTTTCAATACTCATTACTTGATCTTCGTGATTTCGTTCTTTTTGCATTCTATAAAATGTATTGTAATTAGACGAGAAATGATGACATGCTCCACACCAATGAGCATGAACAACTAATACAAATGGTGTTTTATATTGTACCTTTTGAATATCAGTCACGTTTTTATCGCAAATATAATTTGAGTTCATTGAACCTATATTAGATCGTTATAAAATAAATTGTGTTTGTATCAAAGTAATTTAAAAATATATACGCACTTATGACAAATAATGAGTATTGTAAAAATAACTGGTAAAAAAGGACAACCAGGAATTCCTGGAGAGCAAGGTGCAACTGGACGCAACGGACAAAAAGGAGTAAAAGGTCAACAACTTATTTATCATTCATTCATTGTTAAAGTAGAATCGGATAAATCTGGAAACAACATATTTTCCATTGATGAATTGCCCCAAAAAAAAATCAGTTTATTTCGAGGCCAGACTTATAAATTTGACCAAACACATTATACTAATCTAGATGATGATGGAAATTTAATATATCCTTTATATTTATATAAAGACTTAAATACAAAACTGAATTTTGCTGAACATTCGGACAACCATAATATACATGAATTTAAGGTACCGTTAGATTTACCTGAAAAAATATATTACTCTAACACGAGTGATAATAATATGGGGGGGAGTATAGATATTATGTCTTTTATACCTGATTTACATTATAATAATAGAACAAATACAAATACAAATATAATTATAGAATATACGAAATTAGGAGGATCTATAAACAAAGCAAATTTAGAAGAGAAGTATCAACCTATAATAGGGATGAGTTCAAAATATACTGTTTCCGGTGGTGATATATTAAATGGTCAACCAATGATACAAGATTTTACAAACGGTATTATTTCTGCAACTGGTATTAGCGATACAGTTCCTCCTGCATGGAAATTTATAGGAATAGCAACAAATTCAGCTGCAAGTGGAAATGTTTGCACTATAGTACATGACGGGTTTGTTACAGCAAGATTTAAATCACTACCACCTATAATACCAGATTCATATACCTTCAATGATGAAACAAATAATATACATCGTCTGTATAAGGAGACGACATTTGAAACTCAACACAACACAAAAAACACACACTACCAAATAACATTTGATGCTGGAGAAGGAAGTGTACTATATTATAATATTCGTAAGTTGAATTTTCCAACTACAGATTCATTAGCAATTAGATTAGGATGGGAATATTCAAACGATAATACTACATATATTACCCCATCATTGAATGGATTTCATAAATCAAAAAATAACGTTCCACCATATAGTGAATACTTCAACTCATATGATGGATATGATCGAACTGTTGATACTTCCGGACAGATTTTTCCTTATACAGAAAATTTTATTCTAGAACATGACGGTTCATTAGAAGGTACCTTCTATAGTAGATATATTAGATTTCATTTCAAAGATGATTTTTGGCTGACCGCATTATATTCATGGGAAATAGTGTTAAATCCGTTTCCTAATTCTACACCAACTGGTTCCCGACCGGTTGTAAATACTCCTTTGTATTTACACCCAGATGATCTAACGAAAGTATTTGCATATACAGATACAGATACAGATACCAATAATACTCTTGTCGGATATTGTGCTTCTGAAAATACAGATGATAATGACTCGATATATATGCGTGTATCCACAAACAAGTTTTGACTATTAAATATTTTAATTTGAATTAACACTGTTGAAATTTACATATACTTTAAATAAAACTCATACCATAATGAAGAAAGATATTATGTCAAAATTAAATTATACATTTTCACTAATAAAACAATATTTTTATTTATTTTGTGTTTATATTAAAGTAATTTATATATATACATTTATGAAAAATAATGACTGGATTGTCAGTAATTGGTGAAAAGGGGGACAAAGGCCCAAGAGGAGCTATAGGAAAACAAGGGAAGACGGGAAACCCTGGAGAAAGAGGTGAACTCATAGTTGATCATATATTCATTGTTAAAGTAGAAGAGCTTGAGAATAACATCAATCTTGTCATTGATGACATTTCTAAAAAAGAAATTACACTTTATCGAGGTCATTCGTATATATTCGATCAGTCACACCAAAGTAATTTAGATAGTAATGATAATTTGCGTTATAGAATTGCATTATGGTACGATAATCAATCTTTTGCAGGCGATGAAAAACATTATATAACACTTACAGGAGATAGTAATCATAAAAATATGTTTGAAGTACCTAATGATATGCAAGATAGTTTATATTACATAATATCAGGGATTCCTAATTCGGGAGGAAAAATAATATTAAAGACTTTGCTACCGGATTATAACTATGTATCATTTACTATAGAAATACCAGAAAATACCAATAAAGCAGATTTAGAAAATGATAATCAATCGGTAATAGGAATGAGTTCAAAATATACTGTTTCCGGAGGTGATATATTAAATGGTCAACCATTGATACAAGATTTTACAAATAATACTATTTCTGCAACTGGTATTAGCGATGTTCCTCCAGCGTGGAAATTTATAGGAATAGCAACAAATTCAGCTACGAGTGGAAATGATTGCACTGTAGTACATGACGGATTTGTTACGGCAAGATTTGGTTCGTCAAGTTTCGAAACTTGGAAATTCGATAGTAGCATAGTAGATAATACTGTTAATTTAACAAAGGAACTAAAGTTTACTCATGGAAGTCCAGATATGTCAGGATTGGTACATTATACTATCACATTTGATGCTGGAGAAGGTAAAACAATACATTATACTATCAATAATTTATATTTTGGTCATACTAGTAGTACTCTACTGAATCCAAGGCTAGGATGGCAATACTCTAACAATAATGACGAATATACAACTCCAAAATTGGAAGGATGGATAAGATCACGTTCAAGTATACCACCTGGTAATAGTAGATATTATATGCTTAGTGAATATTCTGATGTTTCGGGATATATATTCCCAAATTCAATACAACGGATTAAAGATCTAAACGGTTCGTTGACCGGTACATTCGGTAGTAGATACATTAAATTTTTTTACTACTGTTCTTATGATATATCTGATGGTAATGCAGAGTGGGATATAACATTAAGTACTGACACAACAGTATCACAATATATTGTACCTCCTGAAATAGATACTCCTTTGTATTTAAACCCATATGATTTTACGACATTAACTACAATTTCCTCCGGTACTATTGTCGGTTATTGTGCTAATAAAGATATAAGTAACAACTCGATTTATATGCGTGTATCAACAAATATGTAAAGTAAATGAAATACTTTTCCATTTATTTATTCCTTTGAACACTTAAACAGTAAACTTTTGTGATTTTTATTTAATAAAAAATAGGTTATACATCATATAAATGACTAATAATAGTCATATTTCATTTTTAGAGCAATAACTCAAATATCATTGTAGAACTAAATTGTTTTATAGCAAAGTAATTAATTTAAATAAATATATGCATTATGAGACATAACTATGATAACTTCTTTTGATACTGAAATTATAATAACAGGTGTAAATGGTGACCAGGGGATTACAGGAGAAAGTGGTCCAAATGGTGTAGACGGTAACGATGGACAACCTGGTAATTCAATAGATGAAGTTTTTCTCGTTACAGTAGAAGAATTGAAAGATGGAAATCAAGTATTTTCATTTAATGGTGTGAAACAAAAAACAATCGATCTATATCGAAGTCATTTATATAAATTTGATCAGTCAGATGATACAAATTTAGATAGTAATGGTAATTTGATGTCATTGCAATTGTCTACTACAAACCCAGCAATCACTACCAATGCAATACAATTGTTTTCATTTCAACTTGTTAAAATTACAGAAAATAATTTTTATTTTCAAGTACCTTCAAACGCACCTAACACTTTATATTACTATTGTGAAAATAATAACGGTAGACATATGGGTGGAATTATACATATTATATCTTTGATACAAGATATCAGTAAACCTGAACCACTGGATTTTACTGCTTTAGGTGGGTCTTATAATAAAGTAAACTTAAATGATAATACCATTACAAATCAATCTTTACCAGGATTAACTTTAAAATACCCTGTTTCCGGTGATGATATATTAAATGGTCAACCTTTGATACATGATTTTACAAATGATATTATTTCTGCAACTGGTATTAATGGTGGAGTTGTTCCTCAGGCATGGAAATTTATAGGAATAGCAGCAAATACAACTTCAAGTGGAAAATATTGCAATATAGTGAAGGACGGATTTGTTACAGCAAGGTTGGGTACTCTGCCTGCAGAACAATCCGTTGTTTTGAATAATAATTCCAAAGATGAGACACATATTATTACAACAGCAACTGATTTCAAAGATGATATAAATATTACTTACACTACGGGTCAGCCATTTATGATTAAATTTGATGCTGGTGAAGGTAAAACAATAGAATATAGTATAAAAAGTTTTGAGTTTAATCATACTGGTTCCATGCACGAAACGTTAGAATGGCAATACTCTGACAATAATGCAGAATATACAACTCCAACGTTGATTGGATTTCATCGTACGAGTTTAAGTGATATTTCAGGATATGTGTTTCCGAGTTCAGTTGATTCGATTTTAGAGAAAGGTTTGTTGACCGGCACATTCAATAGTAGATATATCAAATTTATCTATAAAACAACTAGTTCCACAAGAACAGCAAAATGGGACATACAATTAACTCCGAATCCAAATAGTGGTCAAATTGTTCCGTTATACACACCGTTGTATTTAGACCCAAATGATTATACAAAGGTAAATACATATGCAGACACTAACATTCTGGTAGGATATTGTGCTTATGAAAATGCAGATAATGAATCGATCTATATGCGTGTATCAACAAATAAGTAATACTCTTATTGATTGACAATAAATCAAACAATATAGTAATACATGTAATACCCTAATTACTTTGTTATAATTAATTATATAATATTTATTAAACTAATCACATCTATCTTTACCACACAAGTTTGAAATATTTCGTAACATCATTATTATACTAGATACACTGATTCAGTTGAATTGTTTCATAAAGTCTAGATTGGAAAACGAAATTTCAACGTGATCTAATTGAACGTTAGATTTGTGTAATTCGTTTTTTAATAAATCAATTGCATTATGTATATTTGCTAATGGATCACCTTTAGAAGTTACCCCCTTTATATGTAATGTTTCGAATGCTGATCCAATCTTATTTTTATAAGTGGCATCGTTAAATTCTTGAATTGTGTATACACCATCAATTAAGTTATACGCATAATGACCATCACTTGTAATGTAAATTAACCAGGTTTGATTATCTTGATGAAGTTCTTCTTCGTATTTGATGTATAAAGAAATTCGCGCAGTAGCGTTCTTTATATATTTTTGTTGTGATGATACTGTTTCTGTTTGATTTAACCAACTTAATTGTTCTGTAATGTATATTAAAATATCATCCTCTTCAAAATCTTCTGTTAATATGTTGGCTAAAGATTTGGATGTATTTCTTAATAGAGACTTATCAGTTTCATTTAGATATTTGGCTATATTAAACTTAACAACAGCATTTGGCAATTTGGTTATTGTCCCCCCTTTTTTGCGCAATGCTTTGTTTTGCTTTGTTTTTTTGTTATGCTTATACTTTTTTAGTTTTTTAACCGACTTTTTGCTACTTGTTGATTTTAATACCATTATGAAATATACAAATACAATACATTTTATTTTGAAACAATGTTGTGCATAAAAACACAAAAAATAAATTCGAGTTAGTCAACATACAATACAAACCTACCTAAATTTTTGTATATGATATAGTATTTTGTTTCCAAATATATAAATCCTAAAATTGAATTTGAAATATAAATAAAAATTCATTTATATTTCAAACGTCCCACTAAAAAGATTTTAAATGATGGAAGCTCTTCTCCAGCATTTTCCCCGCGATATTTCCAATATCATTGATGGAATGAAAAACCATTCTGACCACCATGATAAACTCAAGGATTGTTTTATTCCTCTACGGATCAAAGCACTGCATCGTCATCTTTACCACATCGATACAAAAATGTATCATCGGAATCAATCTG